AATAAACAGTTTCACCTAAATGAGATCTATTAAATATAAGGTTAATATTTGGATCACCTTTTTTATGAGCAAGTTTAGATTTCATCATTAATAAAAACATGCTTTCATAAAGTTCTTTAGAATATGTTGCATGCTTTTCTTTATCATCTTTAAACGGTAATGATGAATAATGTAACTTATGAAAAACGTGATCACTCATGTTTTTAATAATTAAATCTTGCTGGGTATCTTTACCTACATTATCGGTACCTTCTATAATAATGAATTTACTCATTGTTTTATTTTTATATAGTTAAAAGTTAGAATTGTTTATTACAATATCATAATCAGTAAACTTACCAAAATCCATTTCATCAGCATCAATCCTTCTTTCTATCTTATCATTAAGATCACCTCTTAATTTTAATCTTTCTTTTCTTATTTCTAAAGGTATGTCTAAATAAATGATAGTACAGTCTTTTCTATCAATAGGATTAATTGCCTCAACACCTTTAGGGGTCATAACAAATAAGTTACATGTCTTTTTAAATTGTTCATAGCTTGTACCATAAAACCAACCGTTGAATTCTACATATTCATACCAATAATTATTATCTGCAAACTTCTTAAAAACTTCTTTAGAAATAAAATAATAATCTTGGCCATCAATTTCACCATCCCTAGGAGGTCTGGTTGTATAAGATGTACCGTATGTAAAACCTCTACCTTCTAAAACCTTTCTCATATGATCTTTTCCAGCAGCGGCCTTTCCTATTAATATGATTTTATTCATCCGCTCCTGCTTCTGCTATTTCAAAATTTCTTTTTAATGTTTCTAAACAATCGTCAGCCTCTGCTAATGATCTAGTTAATGTTTGCATTTCTTCAATATGCTGAGGATGTTCTCCTATACCTACAGGATTAGTCATATAGATTGTTAATGTTGCTAATGCAAGTTGCCTCTGTGCCTCGAATTGTGCCTTAAGCGCTTCGTAAATTATATTTTTATTCATATTAGTCTGTTATTAATTGTGTATGTTCAAAATTATTTTTAATTTGTTCGTTAAAGAATTTACCAATAGATTCTGCTTTACATAAGTTATCATATAACTCAGGTTCTACATTAGAATATTCATATAATGCTCCACCTGTAAATTCAACCTTAAGAGATTTAGTGGCAAAGTTATAAACGTATTTGTTAATCATTGATGAATCAACTGTTGATGATTGTTCTTGTATCATTTTTATTTTATTTTAATTTAATTTTATAAAGTTTTTTTACTTGATCTACTGTGAGGTTCTTGGTCTTTGCTAGCCATGACCATGCATCTGTTTCGCTATTTGCTGAGCATGCTATTCTTTTATCGTCATTTACTAAAAATTGGTAAGTCTCCATAGTTATTGATTTATATTTATATGTTGTTTTTAAAAAAAGTTTACTTAATTGATAACTTTAATTTTTTAAGATCTTCTAAGTACATTGTCTTAGGATCAGTTGCCTTTAACATCTTGAGTGCAATAATACACTCTTCTTTTTCTAATAACAATTTTTCATATCTTTCCTTTGTTAAAGAATGAATAGCCATTGATAAAAGATAATCATATGAACCATGAACAGTATCATATGCATTAGTTTTTAAATAAGTTACAATCTTTTCTTTAAGTACATTATTAATTTTTAATTTATTGTCAATAATATCTTTAATGAACCTTGCTTTATTTGTTACTAATGATAATTGCTTTTCTGTTTTATCAATTAAATAATCTTTTCGTGTTTGATACCATGATAACCTTACACCAACAAAATGTTTTACAATATCTTCGGCTTTATTAAAAATCTTTAATTCACCATTTTCATCTATCGTTGTTAAATTTTCAGTTTCTTGTGTGTTTAACCTAAGTGCATTATCTAACTTACCTTTTGAAACTAAGTCATTTAATATTGACCTTCTGAATTTTAATATGTACTCAATCGTTTCAGAAGAATTATCATCATAGCTTGTGATTACACCCTTTTCCATTAAAAGATTTAAAATCTCTTCATATCTTTCATAAGTATAATTTGGAGGTATTGCAGTTATCTTTACTGTTGTTGTATTAATAATTTTATACTCTCCTTTTATTTTCCAAGTTTTAGGATTTTCTAAATCTCTAGTAAAAGTACCTTTAAATTCATGTATCCAAGGTGCTAATACTTTCATTCTTTTATTATTTAGAGTGGCAATACATGCATCTACTACATCTTTAGGGTTTCTATTTAAAATATTAGTAGCAAAACCAACAGCAATACCAGATGTTCCATTTAATATAACAGTTGGTACAATTGGTAAAAAGAATGCTGGTTCAATTTTTTCTCCTTCTTCTATTTTGTTTTCTAATAAATCAAAATCTTGATATAATAATCTAAAATTAGGATGTAACTTTGCACTTATATAACGCGGTGCACCTGCTGCTGGGCTTCTTAAAGAACCAAACTGACCTACACCTTCTAATAATGGTAATGAATTTTTAAACTTCTGTGCCATTCCAACCATTGAAGATTCTAGTGAAGTATTACCATGATGATAAAATGCCTCAGCTGCTACCCTACCTGCAAGTTGAAAAAGCTTCATTGGTTTTTCATTACCAGTTTTCCATATCTTATTTGCAATATAAACAACTTTTCTCTGTGTAGGTTTAAGACCGTCTATACAACTTGGTATAGCCCTGTTCTCTACAACGTATCTTGCATACTCTAAGTATTCTTTATCAAAAAAGGATGTTACTGTTCTATTGCTCTTCATCTAAAATAATGATTTATTGTTTTTAATTATTATTTCTTCGCCTAATATCTTGCCTTTACGAGGATTAGAATCTTTCGAGAACCATATATCTAAAGTATTGTTAAATCCGTTGTCCTTTGTAAGCGTGAATGTTCTCGGGCTTCTAATGATCTCCTTATATTCTGCATCTTCTAGTGCGGCTAAACCTTTTTTGTATTCTATTGACCAGCTATTAAGATTTCTTTGTTTAGATTCCCATACCTTATAATCATCATCAGAATAAAAGTTTAATGATTCTTTACCTTTCTTTGCAACCATAAGAGGTGTTTCTACTTTAAGAATCCTACCTTCACTAAATAATTCTGGCCAATATTTACCTAAGAAATTAATTAGTAATGCCGCAATGGAGTTACCGTCTACATCTGCATCCGTATATAAAAGTATTTTACCATACCTTAGATCTTTAGGTTCATGACCGATCTTTAAACCCATAGCAGCCATCATTGATTGTACCTCTTTATTCTGTACAACCTTAGATGCTGGTAATTCTCTAACATTAATAAACTTACCTCTTAGTGGAAATGCTCCTTGGTATTGTGGTTCTCTGTATCTTCTAAATGCTGATGATGCAGAATCACCTTCAAATATTGCAAGTGTACATTTTGCTCTATCACCTCTTTTCTTTGCATCTATTAATTTAAGAACTTTAGTTTTATCTAAACCTTTATTTAATTTTCTAAGCTTTGCTCTTTCATCAGCTTCTTGTTTTCTATTAATCCAATCTAAAACGGATTCTATAATTTCAGAATTTAAAACCTGTCTTAAGACTTTTTCACTTAATACATGACTTGTACCAAAATCCTTTGGAGGAGTTATTAATTTTTCTTTAGTTTGAGAAGAGAATGATGGATTAATAACAGTACAATTTATAAACAAATATAAATGTTGTCTTAATTCAGAAGGTTTTACATCTACACGGTATTTTCTTTTAATCTTGTCTCTAAGATAAGATGTAATTTGCCAGTCTATATTATTAACATGAGTACCGCCATCTTTAGTTTCAACAGAATTAACAAATGATATTGCTTTAAAGCCAGTTTTTGAATGACCAATTCCAATTTTCCAATGTTCTGATTGATCATAAAATATTGGAGTTACATAACGATTTGCATAATCTTTAAAAGTTTTAAAGGCAATCGGTTTATCATTTAAAAATATTTTAAGAGTTGGGTTACATGCAGCAATATCAATAAGTCTTTTAGTTATCATTAAATAATGATTCTTATTAATACCATTTAAACCAAATCTTTTAAAATCAGTAAGATATGTTATTTTTGTATATGCAGTTTTCTTTTTGGTGATTTTAGCCTTAGTCCTTTCAGACATATTATTTTTAAAGGTTTGTGCAAAGTGTTTTTGACCATCACAAGTTTCAATTATAAATTCTTTACTAAATATATTTGTTAATGTACTACCTACACCATTTGTTCCAACAACAACCCTATCTTCAGTATCATCAAAATTACTACCTGCCTTTAAATTAGAAAATATCATTTCTGGTACCCACTCATCATACTCTTTATGAATCTTTACAGGTATACCTCCATTATCCCATATAGAAATTAAACCAGTAGACATATCTATATCTACCTTAACTTTATTCAGCTTAGTATTTCTTTTATGTTCATCAACAGAGTTAGAAACTATTTCATCAAACAGTTTTAGGAATCCAGGATTATAAGTTACTTCAGTAAGTTGAAATTGATCTTTACCTTTCATAGGTAAAAATACTTCTTCGGTATGTGGCTTAATAGATCCAACATACATACCAGGTCTTAACAATACATGTTCTGTGTCTGTTAATTTTTGGTATTTCTTTTCAATGCTTACTGCCATGTATTTTTATTTTTATATGGTCAAAATTAAATTTTGTTTACCTGAATGATCTTTTGAGATTAATATTAAGAGAATGCAAATAAACATCAAATATATTTTTACTATATTCAGTAGATCCATTCCACTTAGTTACCCAAAGGTCTATTAAGTTTCTAACAGCAGGATAATGTATTAGTTTATTATTATCGTTTCTTATTACTTGGATTACATATTCATAATCTTTTTTCATATTGATCTGTTTCTTCTTGCATTATCCCATAGTACCTTTTTAGTACCGCCTAGTATTCTATACTTAGATACTTTACTATTAAACGAATTCCTTGCAGTATTTAATTGCTCGTTTCCGTTATTTGATTGTTGATTTGTTGTCATTACTTATTTAACTGATTTTATTTTCTTCTCTAAATGAGTTACTTGCTCCTTATATCCTTCTTGCGTCCATCCATCATTATATGGGGATGTTGAATTAATTTTAGCATTCATTAATTGTACTTCTAAATTGTCTTGTTTCGGTTGTTTACGTACTTCTAAATTGTCTTGTTCTGGTTGTCCATGCCTAGCATAGTAACCTGGATAATTTTCTTCTCTTTGTTTTTTGTTACTATAAAAAATATTCCAAACTAGCAAAACAACATAAACACTAAATATTGATGCCCCTACTATAAACATTGCTATATTCATCTACCTCGTCTTTGTCTGATTGCTATAGCAAATAGTAAAATTGTTCCTGACCAATGAGCTGAGTATTGGGCTTCTTCTGTTAATCCAAATAATCCTAATCCAATTGAATATAACATTGCTGTGAATGCTATGATGATTGGATACCATGTACTTAAAAACTTCTTCATAATCTATATATTTAATTTTAATTGTTGTGGAGAATATCGGAGTCGAACCGATGACCTCCTGCGTGCAAGGCAGGCGCTCTAGCCAGCTGAGCTAATTCCCCTTTTAATAATATTGAGCGAAAGACGGGATTCGAACCCGCGACCCTCAGCTTGGTAAACTGATGCTCTACCGACTGAGCTACTTTCGCATTGTGGAGGTGGTGGGATTCGAACCCACGTCCAATAAGTATCCTTAAAAACATTTCTTACAGCTTAGGATAAGTTTCTTTAAACTTCCAAAATCAGATTTTGATGTTCCATGGCCACAAAATCATAAAGGCTCTATTGGTTGCAATGTTTAACGGGTACATTGCTAAACCACATCTTGCTTCCTTTTACATCTCGATTATTTACAAGCATACTAATAATATGATGAGCACTACTTACCTACTTAGGCAGCCATTGCTAACTCAGCGTTGTCGGCTAAGATTGATGGAGGTCATCACCCAGTACTGTAGTTTTTATCTCAATCTAATTGTCAAAAACCGGTCACCCCCAATAAATCAAAGAACGTAATTATAATCTTTATATATTATACTCAATCTTTGGATGCAAATGGAATGCTCTTTTTAATTCATCATACCCTTTCTTTGATCCAAATCTATTACCCGAGCCTATATGCCATGTAACCTTTTCAACTTTATCATATTCACGATATTCTTTAAAATCATAAATAGTAAAAGGAGTACCATCTTCAGTTTGCATCTCCCATTCATTTTGAGTCCTTTCAGTAATATCAGAATCAGTGTACATTACTGCGCCACATACTTTTTCTATATCTTCTATTGCTGCTTCAAATGCATGGTTATGAAATCCTAAATCCGTTGCTAGGCTGGCATTTTCTAATCTATTCATCTTATCTTTGTGTTTAGTATATTATAATAATAACAAATCTTTTCTATTTCTGAAAGATTAATATGGCATTTCTATATTTTTATTTTCTTCAGCTTTAAACTTAGCAATTAATTTAGTTAATATAATCTTAAGCTCTTTAGAAAATTCACCTTTTTCAATTATCCATGAAAGATAGTTAAAATCATTTTCAAATATTTCTCTAAAAGGTTTTCCTTTATGCTTGCCAAAATTAAATATAATAGTTCTTTTACCATCTACATCAGCAAATTTTAATTTACCACCTAAATCAACTTGATCAGCTCTACGAGTATTTACCTCCTTATCTATTTCTTCTGCAGTATCAGCCATTTGGTATACTTCTCTTTGTTTTTGAAATATTTCCATTGTAGCTCTAACATCAGCCTCAGCTCTATGTGCACCTTCTAAATCTTTACCAGTATATTTTTTATAAGTACTAGTTAAATCTCTCTTTTCATAATTACTATAAATAAGGAAAGGATCCATTACTGCTCGACCTCTATGGTTAAATGCTATACCACATCTCATGAATTCCTCACATAAAAATGGTACATCAAAGAATAAGGCATTATACCCTCCTAAGTCGCAATCACCAATAAAATCGTTTATTTCAGATGCTATCATTTCAAAGGTAGGTTTATCCTTTAACATCTCTAGAGAAATGCCATGCTTTTCTTCAGCTTCGGCTCTCATCTCTACATTACCTGGGTTTACTAATTGATTATAAGTCTCAATCTCATTACCGTCAAAGTCGGTTTTAATCATGCATATCTCTATGATACGATCTGATGATGTACTTATTCCTGTGGTTTCTAAATCAAACCAAACTATATTTTTCTTCATACTATACTTTTTTACCTTAACTGTTATATAATTTATATAGCTAAAGTTAAAGTTAGTTTTAAGAAATTGTTAAGTAAGTGAAATAATTATATTATTAACAGTATCGCCTTCTGCAATCTGCTCAATTAATTCCATTCCATCAATAACATGACCAAATGTTGTATGACCTGGATCTAAATGTTGAGTTCCTCTTCTACTTAAACAAATAAAGAATGCACCCATTGAAGTATGTGGTGATCCAGTATTAGCAGCACTTAAAACGCCATAAGCATGAAAATTATTATTCTTTTTTCTTCGAGGTGTTTCTAATTCATCATATAAGTATGGATGACCACCTTCTTGTTCCTTTGGTCCTAACTGCACCATGAAGCCTGGTATAACCCTATCAAAACTTTGGCCATCATAATTACCGGCTTCTGCTTTAATAATAAAATTTCCAGTGTTTATTGGAGTTTCATCATAAAGACGAAAAGTAATATCTCCTTTATCCATTTTAAAAGTAGCAGTGTATTTGGTATTCATATTTATTTGTTTATTAATTAATATTAGTCATCACTTAAGTTGGAAATACCAGTAGTTATACTTACCGGTAATTGTTTCATTGTAGAATTCAATGCTATTAATGTAGTATTTAATTTTCTAAAGTCGGATTTCATTGAATCATTAGATCTAGGTTTTGGGGTATTACCTGTTAATGCATCTACACCTCGACCTATTAATCCTCCAATACCACCTCCACCACCAGAGCTTTCAGACATTATATCTCTAATTTCTTCAACTGCTTTTGCTAAAGCTACATATCCATCTCTTCTTCTAGGTAACTCAGAACCAGATTTAAATAGATCACCAAAGGCTACTGTTTTATCGATATCAATTTTATTAATAGAATCTGCAATTTTTGAAATTCCATCAGCCGCCTTTTCTAATTGACCTTTTTCTGCAACATCTCCTAAGGTTACAATAAATGATTTAAAATCATCTAACTCTTCAGACATTTCAGGATTAGCTGTATAAAGATCACTAAAGGCAGTTCCTATAGAAGTTAATAATTTACCTACTGATGTAGAAACAGCTTCTGGTTCAAAATCACCACTAAAAGCCTTAAGACCTTTTGCAATATCAGTTAATGCTGCACCTGCACCGTCAACAGCTTCAATACCTTTTTGTACTTTATTTTCATCCCATGATATTCCAAACAATCCAGTATCAGTTTCTTCCATACCACCAATAGAAGCAAATGCTTGTCCTACTAATCCTAATGTCACTTTAATTTTTTCAGCAATTGCTGTAGGATTTTCAATACCTGAAAATGTAGATAGTGCTGTAGCTATTTTACTTAATTCATCACCAGCACCTTGTACTGATTGTATACCTTCTTGTACTTTATTCTTTTTAATTCCAAATAAGGATCCAAAGAAACCACCAGCTGCTACATTACCTTCAGATGCAACAGCAGAGAATGCTTCTTGCACAAAACCAATTGATTTAGATATAGCAGCACCAACTACATCAAAATCTACCTTAGAGTCAACTAATTTTTGAAATTCAGTTAAACCAATTGCAATATCTTTTAAAGCTTTACCTGACCCTTGTACTGATTCTAAACCTTCAGCTACCTTATTCTTTTTAATTCCAAATAAAGATCCAAAGAATCCACCTGCCTCAACATTACCCTCTTCAGCAACCGCAGCAAATGCTCTTTGTATAAATCCAACTGTTTTAGCTATAGCATCTCCTAATACGACAAAGTCTACTTTACTATCTACTAATTTTTGAAATTCAGTTAAACCTCCTGCTATATTAGTTAAGGCTTTACCTGCATCCATTACAGAACTAATACCTTTCTTAGTGGCATTAGGACTAAATGCGTTTCCAAATACTTTTCCAAATATACCTGTTGGTGTTGCAGCTTCACCACCTGCTTGAGCAAATGCTGTACTGATTCCTGATAATACTGTTGCTAATTGTAAACTTTGATCAGAAGTCCAACTTAATTTTTGGTATGCTTTTAAACCTTTTGATAATACTATTAATGATAATCCTGCTGCACCAAATCCTGCAGCAGCTGCTATCATTTTAACAGAATCAACTGCTCCAGTTAAAGCTCCACCAATAGAACTAAAGAATCCACCAACACCACCCCCACTAGGCGGTCCTATAAATGCTGCTTTTACACCAGCTAATGTTGTTGTTAATTTAAGAGCATCATCTTCAGTAAAGTCAACCTTTTTAATTGCTACCAATCCTGGGGCAAGCGCCAATAATGCAACACCTATAGCGGCAAATGCAGCGGCACCTGGTATAATAGCTACTGCGCCAAAACCGGCAGCAGCAAACAATAATCCCATTGCTGTTAATAATGCAGATTGTATCCCAATATCTTCTAATGTAACATCTTTAGTTGCATGTGCAAATGGTATATAACCTAAACCAAATACTAATAAACCTATACCCATAGAAGCTAATGAAGCCGCCCCTTGAATAATTAAACCGAATAGAGAACCTAGTAAAGCAGTTACAACACCAATACCTACTAATACCCCTGCTTGTATAGCTATACCTTCAAGTGTTGGTGCAGTGCTAGCAACGGCAAATGCAAATAGAGCATACCCTAAACCAAACACTAATAAACCTACTCCCATGAATGCCAAAGCCATGGAACCCTTTTTTATCTGTTTATCAAATAATCCTAATATAGCAACAGCACCACCTATTAAAACTAACGTGGCAACCATTCCTAATAATATAGCAGGCTGCATTAAAATAAAGAATGTAGTTAATGCAAACACAGCTAAGCCTACTGCAAATGATTTTAAAGCATCACCTATATTATCTAATGACTTCGCACCTTTCGCTATTGGCTTTTCTGCCATTCCTAATATTAAAAATAAAGGTGTTATTAGAGCAACTGCTATGTATAATAACGGAAGACCTATTGCTGCAGGTATTAATAAAAGAGCTGATAGTGCTAATGCTTTAGAAAAGTTAAGTATAGAATTACCCATAGCCATCATTGCCTTTGCACCTTTATCCATTTTCTTTGGATCAGACTTAGACCACATTTCTATTTGGGTTCTTACAAAGTCATTAAATTTATTAATAGTCTTTGTAGGGACTAACGTAAATATTAATAAACCTTTAGCCATAGCTGCAGTACCAGCACCTAACATTTTAAATGCATTACCACCAGCAGCCATTCCGCCAGTTCCTTTACCTTTACCACCACCCATTAATCCAGCAAGACCACCGCCTTTTTGCTGTTCCATTAACTTGGTTTGTATTTTTAATTCTTTTAGAATTTGCTCTTGTACTGCACCACCAGATGATTGGCCAGTAGTACCAACAGCAACAGTTAGCGCGTCTATTGATGCTGCAGTGGATTCTGTCGCAGCCTGGATCTTAGTTAAAGGATCCATTAAGTCTTTTAAAGTTACAACAGCCATTTAGATTTTATTTTTAAAATTTAGGCATGGAGATTTTTGGCATTGTAGGGGTTTTAAATTTACTAGCCATCCCATCCATATTGTATTTATCGTTGGTGTCTTTAGTATTTTGTTGCTCTTGCTTATTGCGCTCTTTCAATAAGTCATTATAGATTTCTAATGTGTACTCATATTCATAGAAAGGAAGCAAATCCAACTCTGAAGGTTGGAGATGCAACTTTTCTAATAATAATACTCTAACTTTAAAGAAGTTCAGTAGAGATATCTGGAATAAGGAACAAAGCCTTGATACCGCCGGGAAACGTTAGAGGAACAGTGACCTCCTCACTGCAGCTTTTACATGGAAATACCATCTCCGGTTTAACACCGACTTTCATATCTTCAGCTAACCTGTAGACAATTGTATATTTTGTAGCATCCCAGCCTTGAAAAGATGTAATCTTAGAGAATATATCCTTTTCATTCCAACCTCTCCATTCTCTCTGTAGATAAGGTAAGATAGCTAGAGTAGATTTATCCCAGCTTTGGTTTTTCTCTTCTCTATCTCTGATATAATCAGTTATAGCCCTCATTACACCTATTGTAGGTGGGGCCATTTTAATAATACCATAATTTTTTGTTGCGACTGAATAACATTTATCAGCATCATCATAGTATTTTTCAAATCTCTCTACAACAGAATTAAACTGTAAATTATCTGTTCTTAATTCTACAGATTCTTGAGAGTTACAACTAGAAGTCTTGCATGATTTTCTACTTATAGGCATCATTAATGTTTGCTCACCAGTTTTGAAAGTTAATTCTCTAATTGATAGTATTAAATAAATTCTATCTTCTTCAAGAATATCTTTATAAGATCCTCTCTGTGTACCATACGTTACTTTAGAACATGCTACTACAATGTTATTTAAACCTTCATCTACTTCCTTTAGGTTATTTTCATCAATAGTAGAAAAGTTTCTAACCTCAGCAACCTTTGCAGGTCTAATATGAATTTCAAAATCTTCTCTATAAAATTTACCTTTTGATGGAAAGCTGTTAAGATCCAAACGAGTATAGCCTATCATTGCATTTAATCGCTGAACTTCAGGATCATCATTAGTAACTTTATTCATTTGTCTAGCAACATCAACCTTTCCTAAACCTGTAACTACATCTCTAGGAGTTTCTGTAGCTTCTACTGGTATACCTTCGGCTGCTGCAAATTCCTTCTTAATATTTTCTTCGTGCTCGTTTGACATTATTTAGTTATTTTTTATTAATTTTTTCTCTGTGGTTGTTTCTTCAACTATATGCTCTACAATTAATTGTCTAACGTATCTTGAAATGGCAACAGGTTTAATTCTGTTTTCCATTGATTTTTGTATAATAATTGCATTAAGACTATCTTCATCACTAGGAGTTAATAATACTTGCAATTTTTTAGTTAATCTTTTCTTTTGTGGAATAAGTTCCTGTACAGTTTCATTAAAACCATATTTAGGATTATCAGATTTAAATTTATTAATCCAATACTCTACTCTTTTTAAAACATCACTTAACGATTCATCAGCTTTAAAGACTTCCATAACTTCTCGCTTAAATGCTTTAGTTCCAAAATCCTTTACTGCTCGTTTAATGTATTTTCCTGTGCCAAAGTTGTTTGGGTTATCATTTACTGAATAACCTACATAAACCTTGTTTGTTTTTTCTTGTTGTAATTTATAGATAATCATGTTTCTATATTATATAATTTATATTATATATTGAGAAGAAGGTAAAAAAACTGGGATAGCTATAAAACAATCCCAGTTTATGTTAAATTAATTTATATTACGATCCTACGTTCTCTTCAACCCAATGATCACAACGATAAGTCATTGTTAAATCAACTGCGTCTGGAGTAGTATAATTTAGTTCATCCACAAAATCCATCTGACCAGTTGGGAATACATCTTTAAATGTAATCTTTCTGAAGATATCACCTGCTCGGTTATATTGAACAACAATCATACTTCCTACGTAATCTTTCTTTAATCCCATTTCACCAGTTAATGGATCATAGATTATATTAGTCCAATTACGGAATGTATTATAGATGTAGTTTTCATTAGCTTCATTCAAGTTAAGACTGAAGTTAAGAGCTAGATCAACAAATGTTTGACCTGGCATACTTGCAAATGATCTATCTGCAAATTTGTACTTTTGTCCAATTGCATCAATTGATGGATTTAAGTTATTTAAACCTCCAATTGAATTTACCTGTTCTAAGATAAGACCAGTATCATCCCCTAATGGAGAAAATATAGTCACCTCAAAAAGGTTAGGTTGAACTGGTTCGTACCTTTGGCTACTGGCCCTTGACTGGGTATAATGTGGTAACGGCATAATTTATTTTGTTTTTTTATATATTCGTCTTAGCTAACCTCTTATTGGAAGTTTCCTGTACTAATTGCACCGGTTCTTAGAATAGTTGTTCTTTGTACAAGAATTTCCATTCCTCTTACTGGTTCAATATATGTATCTAGGATACCTACATTCTGATCAATAACTTCTGGTGTATTATTAGTTTCATCCATTATATTTCTATAATCAAAAACCCCATCATCATTTTGAACAGTTGATAAGAAATTATCAGCTAATGTTTTTATTTCTAATCTTGTTTGAGCTGTATTAAATTCAAATAAGTAGTTTTTAAGAATTGCATCTATACCATCTTGAATATAAATTACAACCTCTCTAACGTTAATAGAACTTAAAGCAGATTTTGGAACCTGTTGTGCGGTTTTATTTGCAAATATAGTTGGTCCTGTTCCACTTTGGAATACAATTGGATTTAATCCGAATGGTTCCAAAAAGTTACGATCAGTTGTATCAAGATTTATTTCTAAACCTACAACCCCATTTCCACCAATAACTCCACGTCTTACACCAGCCACGATTGACCAAGGTAATGCGTTTTCATATTTAAGTATAAAATTATTAGATACGTTTGCAGCAGGAGGTACATTTATATTCTTACCTAAATCTCTAACTGTTACAAATGGATAATAATATCCACCATAAGAACCATCGCTCGTTGCTGATGGTAATGAATATCTAATCGTTGGGTTTTTACTAAGATCTCCACCTTCTGCAATAAACTTAGAAGATAGTTGGCCAGTTATTGTTGTAAACGTTGGATCTATATTAGTTCTAAAATCTTTCGCTGATGGTGCATTAACAATTGCAAATGCATTTTTCCTTGCTCCACATAATTTAGTAAATATAGATTTACAATTTGCCTCTATACCATTTCCAAAAGTATCTACTAAATAACGGAAGTTAATAGTTTCTCTATCAGTTAAGGCATTAGCTAATTGTGTACCTAATAAAATTGGACTTAATATTTCATTTTGTCTTGAATTAGTACCATTTGGTAATTTAGTTAATGGATATGCATATCCAGGTAATTCAAAGATATTTAAAAAATCTATCCATCTGTCAATTGGTCTATATAGTTCTACGAATGTTGTAGCTTGACCTACTGGCTTGTTAGTATCAATTTCTGATTGAGTTGTTACTAATACACCAGATCCATTTGCAGGAATTGATAATGGAAACTCAGCAGGAGTTGCTGTTCTTACAGAATTAATTCTTGTTAATCTTGATGGCGCCGTTGAGCTACCTTCAGAATGTACTAAGTAATTTCCTACGATTACTTTTGCAATTTGAGGATTTGTTGAATCTATTACAACTTGATTAGGTAGTATACCAGCTTCTGAAGCATTATCACCTAAAATAGCTATTGTTAAATTATTTGATCCTTTTAATGTTTGTACGTTTAAAGTATTTGCTGCTACTGCAACTGCCTTAGATGTTAGGAATAATCCTGTGCCATCTAAAGTAAAATTAGCATGATCTTGTAAAACTGTAAAATTAGCATCTTGATAAGGTATTATTCTTACGGCAGATGGGAAATAAGCTGAATCAGATATTGCATAAGGTGTTCCTGCTGGTGTTCCTGTTGGAGCAGCATTTGGAATAAAACCATATGTTGTAGAAACAAATCTTAAGAATGATGTTTGTTGAATTCCACCTACATTGTAAACTGCTTCATCTCCATCAGTTAAAGTTCCTAAAGCAAATGCAGCTAATGCAGTAGATCCGTATCCACCTATAATACCAGCTGTTGCGTTTGATAATGGAAATTCATCAGCTATAAAGTCAATTGCAGATTCATTTACAAATGTATATGATGCTTTAAGCATTATTGCAGGTGTTATACCTCCAACTGCAGAAACTTGTATACTTGTAATATTACCACCTGCGGCAGCTGGTGTAACTAAAGTAACTGGAACCCAAAATACCGTAGTTCCTACTGTTCCTTGTATAAATGATCCTACTGTTGTAGCAGTATTTGCTGTCATTGCTTTCATTGCAGTAAATATTGCATCTTTAGCAGCATTTGCATTTGTTGCTACTATTTGTACGTCGGTTCCACCAGATATTACTGATGTTGTCATAGTACTAGTTGTAACAGCAGCTACAGTTCCAGCTTCTACTTGTCTACCATAAGCCAAGTCAGAAACAATTGTTCCACTATATGATAACATATTAATATCAGTTTGACTACTAGTGGTTTGAGCGTATTCAAGATTATGTCCTACTAGATCAATTCCACCAGAAACACCATCGATAAGTATATCTCCACTAAATAAATCTTCATTTACAGTACAGAATAATCCAGTAGATGCAGTATCAGCATTAATAACTTTTTCAACAAAAAGGTTATTACCTAATAGATCTACAAAATCAGGAATTAAACATGCAGTATAAGTTGCAACTAAGTTTACTTCCGGTTCATTAAAAAATTGTGCGATTTTTGTATCAGTAGCATCGGCATCTAATACTCTTCTTTGTAATCCTTCTGTTGCATTAAAATATTGTTGGAATGTTGGATCTGATTCGAATCTTTTATAAGGTTCTATATCTTCAAATTTACCACCAAAGTTACCGTCTATCACAAAGACGTCAACGAAGAAGTCAGATATTAAACTATCTTTATCTAAAAATCCTGGTACATTAGCAGAACCATACCATTCTTCAACTGTTACTTGGTAAGGTAAAACATTTCCAGGTGCAGATTTTTTTGCAATTACAGATATAGGATTTTGTCCTAAATTAACAATATCAAAGAAATCATTTACACTAGCAGAATTCAATACGCTAGTATTAGCGCCCATTGCAATTAAAAATGAATTAGTATCTGGATACCAAAATTTGTCTGTATTATAAAACTTACTAAATTCATAACCATCTGTGCTAGCAGCATATCCTAAGTTACGCTGAGCATCTGGTGTAGCTGATGTTGCAAACCTATTAGCATATACTAAATCAGTTGAAGTTAATGTAAGTAAATTTAGTGCAAGAATTGGTCCTCTTTCCAATGCTGTCAAGCAGCTTCTGTGGAAAAAAGAATCTTTTCTTTCTAAGGTTCTGTCTATATCACCATATACTTGCTTAAAAAAAGCTGTATCTGGAATAAAGACAGGAGTATTAAACGGGCCTGTCCTAGAGAAACCGACTATAAGTCGTGTTTGGTTTGCGGGAATACTTACTACTTGACTTTTGTCAAATTCGAAACGATATGTACCTGCAGCTTTAAGAGAAGCGATTTTTGGATCTAGTGCCATCTTGTATTATATTTTTTTTGTTTATTAGTTTTTTTATATATCTACTAAGTATCTACTTTTTATACTAAGTCATAGATATCAAAATTTAGATTCCCACCCTTTGAATCTTTTTCTAGAATTTCTTCGATTTTAATTTGTATGCCTGGATCTATTACATCATAAATCTCCTCAACAAAATCAGAGAAATCTAAAGTAGTGAAGAACTCTGAACTGTTTATACAAGTCATAATTAAATCATCATTACCTAATTGCCCTGCATATGAACCATTAGGTAGCTTTCCAAAAGTAGAAGATTCTTTTACAGTTTCTTTATCAAATATTTGAATTTTGTTTTGAGAAATGTATTTTTTAAAATTTTGACAAAAAATTGGTTTATTGTCTTTCTTTACTTTAAGGCCAAACTGTTTTATCTTAGCATCTACTCTGTGTTTAAATTTAACGATTGATTCTTCATCAAATTCATTTCTTTGAGGAAATACAGTTTCCATTCTTTTTATTAATTCACCACCAAACATATTCCATTCTATAATTAGTTTTACATTTTCTGAGAAAAATAAATCGAATGATAAAATATACAATGATTTTGCAAATTCTTCAATAGTATGAGAATTACTCCTAAACCTACCTACTTGACTTATACCAAAAAAGTCAACAAAACTTCCTGGTGTTGTTACACCACCCCAATCTTTTAAATCTAGCATTTTTATTTGAAATATATTAATAACAGAATAATCACCGCCTACACCTTCTGCAATATCTACAGAGAATACCCAATAATTATAATCTTCTTCAATTTCATCTAAATTAAAACCTGGCTTCCACAATAAACCAGAGTAATCAATTTCAGCATCATCAAATTCTGGTATTTCTTTATGTTCAAATTCTATTTGGTTTTCAGTAAGCTTTTTTAAACTAGCAGCCCCTAATAATAAAGAAGAGCCTGCTATAAATTGATTTCCGTATTGTCTATTAAAAGCTTCATCACTACCTAAATTAGCAACTTCTTGCTGTGCCCATTTATCATCTCTCCCTGGAACATCCCACCAATCAACTCGGAATGGTGTATATTCACTTAATCCTTTATCAGCGGCAGTATAAATATCATAGAACTTGTTAAAGCCATTAGGTGTGCTAGTAATTATTACTTTAGAATTAGTTGATGCTGAAACTGTAGGATATACATTTTCATAAAAAGTATCTACAAAATTGGCAGGTATATGGGCAAACTCATCCATAAATAATAAATGAATAGTAAAACCAATTGCTGCTTTCTTAGTTGTAGTTTGGCCTATGATCCTACAACCATTATCAAACTTAGAGTTAAACACATCCCATTTAAGAGTACCAGGCTTTATAAAGAAGGGTAAATGTTCTAATATAGTTTTACCTTTATCAATAATTTCTCTTGTTGTAGCACCCTTATTTGAAAGTATTAGCGAATTTTTATCAAAGTTAAATACTGAATACCATGCAATAAAAATAGATGAACATATAGTTTTACCAACTTGCCTACTTGCAAGACAAACATTAAATCGCTCTGCTTGAAATTGCCTTAACATTTCTTCTTGATAAGGCCTTAGATTAATTGTCTGTAAACCATGATCTGTCATTACAGTACAATAGGTATTAGCAAAGTATACAATATCCTTTGCGCACTTTTTAATTTCTCTTAATTCATCTGGTGTATAATTAAATACAATGTTTCCTTTTCTTAAATTAGGATTACCTTCGTAGAATGGCGTGGACTTAGGCTTATAACCTTCATCAATAGCTAGCATTAACTGCTCCACTTTCTTTGAAGTCCATGAAAATTGTTCTTGGCCTTTAGATATCTTTAGTTCAAATCCTGCTGATTCTGCTTGTGGTTTAGCCATCGTTTTCCTCTAGTATAGCAATAATTTCATTAATGTGGATTATCTCGTATTCGATATCATCCAATGTTGTTATTGTACCATTACCTATATTTTTTAAAATAACATCACCTTCTTTTAAATGCTCAGCTTTACCAGCATTAATAACCCTAGCCTTTCGGTTATGTTTTTCATTAGGTATAATAATACCCGATGATGTTTTTTGTTCTTGCTGTTCAATTTCTTGAATTAGCAAATAATTATTCTTCATTTTCATTTCCATCGACGTCTTGTATATCTTCTTCGTTAATTGTATCTTGTAAAGCTCTCATTAAATCTTTTGTCCCTCGAGATTTAATACCACTTTGTTTATTGGATGATGAGGAGCTTTCGGTATTATGGTAAATATCAACATCACGTGATATCTTTTTGGCGTTTTCTTCAATTGCCACCATATACATTGTTTGACTTTTAATAATATCCAAAAGAGTTCTTTGTAAATCACTAAGTACTTCAAACATCCTCGGTGAAACATCACCTTCATGTATAGTTTCCATTAATAAGGTAATTGCTGTTTCACTATTTTGCATTTGTCTTATTAACATAGATAAAGCAGATTCATCTAATTGAGCTTTAGCTCTAATATATTCATGCTCTGCGATAATCTCTTCACTTAAATAAAAAGTTAATAGACTATTCATTACCTTTTCAGCTTTATTCTTAGCTCTAACTAATTGAGCGCCTTGTCCACTATCACTACTGACAGGCTTGAGGTCTAATTGGTTTTCTCCTAATCCTTCTACCTCATCAGGTAAATCATTTAAGAGATCTCCTAAACTATCACGAAACTTGTCTTTCGATGTTTCTTTCATATAACTAAATTTATAATATATATTCCAAGTTACCTTGGGTTAGTAACGATTGGTAGTAATAATTCTGGTGAAGCATTATCTAATAATAAAGCTAAATGAGAATCTTTTACTACATATTGACTTAAAATTAATTCTTGTAATCCTTCTTCTATTGGTTGGCTCCATATTCTAATGTTAGTTAAATCAGTTTCACAACCTATTAATTTCCATGCATAACCATCAACCATTCCTGTTGCTGGTATTGTTTTAGTCTCAGAAAAAATCCTTGTAAGATCAGATGTTTTTTCTGGATTAATTGAACCTGCAACGTCTACTGTATTATATAAGAATAATGATAATTGTTTTGCTAGGTTATTTAAATTAACAGTAGCAGCATACCATTCACCTTTATTTAATGTTACTGGATTTGGTGGTTGAGATAAATCATATTTATAATAAGTGTTAACTCCTGAATCATTTAAAGTAATTATAAACCAGTTTACAGTATATGTAAAGCTTGTTAATATTTGTACAGGATCTAGATCTGTATCATATTGTAAAAAAGTATTACTTACTTCTTTAGCAAATTTTGCAGTGGTAGCTATAGTTCCATCTATATAAGGAGTATCTAAAGTTAAAGTGTTAGTAGCTGCATTGACTGATTTGACTTTTTGTATACCGTTATAAGAATTAGTCCCTCTTACATTAATCCAATCACCTGTTTTTATTACATCGGATACTGGTCCTACTGGTAAGCCTGGTGTAGTGATCATAGGATAGGCTGCACTATTACTTATTTGAGTTATACGTACATTCTTCTGTACTGGTGCTTTATATTGAGGCCTAAACCAAAATGTAAAAGCTCTATTATCAGTATTCGCCCATCCACCTTTGTAACGATATTTAACAGCAACTGATGGGATTGTATTATATGAATTAGTTAATGTTCCTAGAGCATAATGATATTTAGAAATGATTGTCCATTGATTATAGACATTCTCTTCTGTAATTGTCATCTTTTTATTTAAAGCTCTTCTTACATAATCATTTGCTTGACTACCTATAGTATTATATTCATTAGGTTTTCTAACATCTTTAAATTCATTTTCTCGTTCAACTCTAAACTTTTCTTCAACATTTGAAACTAAGGCTTCAGTAGAAGCTTCAGCTGCATCTCCTAATACAGTATCTTCATAACCAACATTAGTTCTTTGTTGATATGTAACTAAACTTACTCTCCAATAAGATCCAGTATACATAAAATCATCAGCTTCTGCTATTGCATCAACTTCATACATTCTATTCATAAATTGTTTAAAATATAAATAGTCTCTCATTTGCGGTTTAGAACCTATCCCAAAGATTGCTTCAAATGCAGACTTAACAATATGAATTTCAAATTGAACAGGAAAATCCATCATTAATGGATTAAATGCAATATCCCTAGTAGGTAATTCATTATCAGGAATTAATATCTTAACTTCACCTTCTTTTATAACATCGAATAGTGAATATTCTTTTAAAATAACATCTCTACTTCTTTGATCTGCTTTAGTTTTATAATAATCAACACAAAAACCGAATAAATTAGATGCCATTGCAGATAACTGAGTATACATTTGACCAGCTCTAGATATGTCATATGGATTCCAACCAGCATCACAACAATCAAACGCTAAGTTTAATGCGCCTGAGCAACCGTCAACACCACCACAATCAATTTGAGGTATTTTACATATTACCCCACCATCAGTTACAATCTCTAAAGCAATCGAAACAAAAGTTAATGTACAATCACCAACTTGTGTATATCTATATTCAATCCAAAATTTATTAGCTGGGTTTAATACTAAAGACTCTAGATTAGCATCTGTTAATGTAACCCAATCAGAATAAGTTACGCCGTCAATACCCCATCTATAATCCTTGTTATAATAACAAGAAGTATCTTCACCTGTAATAGTATCAGTAAATCCTAATACTTCGGTTACATTTTCATAAGGTGTCTTAAGACTAACTAATAGTTGATCCCCGTTAGCATCTGTTGATGATCCTGTTACTGCCATGTTATGAGTTTATTTGTTGATCTTCTGATTTATCAATTTTCTTGGCCCATATTTTATCAGCAGAAGCTAATCCTAAACCACCAATACATATTGCAGCTACAGCATTTATTAAAGCTGGCTCTACTGGTTGTTCAGTATAAAGGTTAATGAAAAGTGCTACGCATAAAGATAAGCCTGCAGTTATTCCTATAAATCTTTTTGAAGAAGGTGTACCCTTTTCATCTCTTAAAAGGCCACTAATCCAATTTATTATCTTTTTCATATACAAACATTATTTGTTTATATATTCATGTTCTAATACGGTGTATAATCAGTCTTAACTAATAAAATAGGATTATCTTCTTCTATTTTAGGATCTACTGAAGTAATAATTTCAAATGTATCTACTTTATTAGATTCATCCATTTCAGCAAGGATGTCAAACAAAGTAACTGCATGGATATAAAAATAAGGATTTCTTTCTAAATATTTATTGTTTATTATACCAACATCTATAAAGCCTTTATTAAAAATATCTAATTGTTCTCTATCTAATATTTTAGTTAAGTCAAAAAGACCTTCTATAATATTAAAATGAAAACTTACAATTTCATGTCCACTTTCAATTTTTATTAATCTAGAAAAATCCTTTTCATCTGATATTTTAAATGTAATCTTTTCAAGGTTTGATAACCTTTTTATAATAGATTGTAAAAAGAAAATGGAATTAGGCTTAAAGTTAGGATTAGGTAATAAGTCTTGTTCTACTGTTTTTTGTAGCTGTGCACGTAAAAATGTAGAGGTTTGTATTGCCCTTTCAAATTGATCTAATGAAACGATAAACTCTTCTAGTTTATTAGATTCATTTTTACACTCTTTTTTTACTCTAGATATAATCAGATTATCAATGTAATCATTCTTATATAAAGTAAATGCAATATGGGTTGGTATTTCTAATTCAAATTTATTATCAATTAACATCATCACTCATCTGTTTTTCTAATACATTTATTGCATTCTTAATTTCAGATGGGTGGTGCTTCATTGCTTCCTTAAAATCGCGTTCACCTATTTCATTAATCTTTAAATACAGATCTAATGCTTTAGGATTAGGGTCCCACGCTTTTACTTTTTTAGGTGCCTTGGTTTTAGTATAAATAAATCCAGGTACTCTATTAAATTTTGATGCAACCATTCTCCACGCTTCTGCTTGACCTACTGGATCAATCTTCAGTGCATTAAACATATTTGCTTGAATGGGAAATTTAATACTCATAAATCTATTTGTCATAAATGAATTTTTAGATTTATCGTATCCTTTTAATTTTTCCCACTGTGGATCTCGACCAAACAAGACCTTTATGTAATCAAATAACTTCATTACTTTTATTATTTATACGACTTATTGATACAATTGTTTTCTAGTTTTTAGAAAATCTTTCCTTTGGATTTTTTATTAGTAATAAATGACATATCATTGTTATCATCGTCTTTATCACCTTTAAAGAAACTTGCCTTAAATGCATAGTTATCATCACCATCATACTCTGTACCTTCTACTATTTTTTTCATAGTTGATACATTAGGTAATTTTAATTCATTAATGTTTATTTTAGATTCTACTGATTTAAACATTTCATCCAAAATACCTTCTGGTATAGTATGAGAACTAAGTACCATTAGATTAACATTGGATTTAAGATTAGTTATAATCTGTTCTCTGCTCATATGTTTAGCTTTCATATGTCTAATAGTTATGTTTGCTAAATCAGTGATATAACCATCTTCATATAAATACATATGAGATAAGGTGCCATGCTTTTGTTTAAATTCATTTATAATAGCAGTTGCTTTACCTTCACTAATACCATATCTTCTTGATTTTCCATTTTTAGGAGTAGAGATATGCCAATAAGCAGGTGGAACATTATCACCTGAATCACCAGTTAGAACTTTACGAAAACGGAATTCCTCTGGATCTACTTCTATTACAGAAACTTTCTTTTTAGCAATTATTGATGATAATAATTTTTTAGATTGGGCTTCTGGTGTAGATGAAGATTTTAATACATCAAATATATCTTTAGAGGTTTCTTCTTCTTTAGTAGTAAGCCATTCAGAAAAACCTTGATAGGTATACATTTTTTTATGAGCTGGTGAAAATAAAATTGTATGAGTACTGTTTGTTTTACTTCTGTTTACTAATTGAACTAAATCTCTATCACCAGTAAACATAATAACTGATTTGTCATTTGCTAATGATTCAGTATTCCATGCATACATAAGATCATCTCCTTCTGCGCCATCTATTTTAGAATAGATAACACCTTGTTTAATAAGTAGCTGAGTAAATTCTTCTGTAACTTTAGAAAAGTTTTTCCAATTAATTGAACTATCCTGTTTACGATTACCTTTATATTCTGCATCTGGATAAAAATCTTTTCTCCATGACCTTGAATCAATAGTCCATACTACCTTATCTATAAGTCCTTCGAATAATCTAATCTGATATGCAAAGTCAGTTGCTAGCTTTCTCATAAAAACGATTGCGTCTTCATCAGTACCTAGCATTTCTTCTTTTTTGGATTTTCTTGGTAAAACGTATAATGTTCTAAAAAGAAAATAATTACCGTCTATTACGAATGTATGCCTTCCTGTTTTTCTCATTGTATTAGTATTTAATATAATAATAACAAATTTTAGTTATTACTGAAAGTAGATTTTAATGTTTTTTCTTCGCAGCACTGTTTATCATAACCCTTTTGTCTAAGATTATAATAATAGCTAACCGCTGCTCCTAATTGATAATGATTAGGGTATGTTTTAATTAATTTTTCTAAGAATTGCGCTCTCATGCTCCATTTAATATTGATTGCAGTTCATAAATACATGCAAGCATTGATACTGCAGGATCTATTACTTGTTGTCTTTGTGATTGATATTTTGCTACTGTAATAATTATTTGTGGTATAAATTGAACATATGATTGTCTTTCTTGTTGAACAAATTCTATAAACTCTGCACCTAGAGAAGATAAAACATCATCAGATCTATTTGCATAATTTGATAACATATATTGATAATTTTTTACAGGATCTGTTCCGTCTATAACTAAATCATAAATATCTTTATAAACTGAACTAAATTGTTTTATATCATCAACAGTTATTGTATCTTTACCTTGTGATTGAAAACCTTGTAACTGATTAAGCATATTTCTTAAATCAGGAAATTTTCTTTTTACTAATTCTACAGCTGCATGTTTATCAATACCAATACTTTCATCTTTACAGATTTTTAGAATCCTCATAATGTAATGTTTCATTATTTCAGTTTCTTCATCTTTAGAAAAATCAAAATCAATCATCTCAAACCTTGATTGAATTGGATCTGGTACTTTATTAATATAATTACATGTTGCTACAAATCTTGCATTAGTTGCAAACTGATCCATTGTAGCTCTTAATGCTTTAAAGAATTGATCAGATACTCCATCGATCTCATCTAATATAATTACTTTCATTTTTCCTGGCTCATCCATTATAGAACGATTAGCACAAAAGTCAGTTATTCTATTTCTTACAACATCTACAGAAGTATCGGTTGATGCATTGATATAAAGATACGGGTGTTTAAAATGTTTTACTAAAACTTTAGCAGCAGATGTCTTACCTGTACCTGGACTACCATGTAATAATAAATGTTGATAAACGCCCTTACTTAATTTCTCACCTACTCTTTTAGGTGTTATTAAATCTTCTAATGCCTTTGGGCGATATTTCTCTGTAAGTAAAATGTTTTGTATATTGCGCATGAATTGATTTATTTTTATATGGTAAAGATAGTGAGTTGTTTACACTGAAATAAATATAAAAATAGCAAACTTAATGCAAAGGAATAGAAGGTCTATTAAAAGGATTATACAAGAGCCAAGAGCAATACAGCATAATAGCAATGTTAATCGTAGAGAAATTATAAATCATCCTACCAAACCTGTATCTACACCACATACTCATCTAAACAAACCTAGGCATGTAATACCTGTACCAAATTCATCTAATAAAAAAATAACATATAATAGTATTCCTAGGAAATTTGAAGGAGAAACTATTTATTTAATTGGGGGTGGGCCATCTTTAAGAGATTTTGACTTTAATTTATTAAACGGATCAAAAACTATTGCAATCAATAAAGCAATTCTTTTTTATCCAAATGCTAATGTTTTATTCTGGACAGATACAAGATTTTATAATTGGCATAAAAATGAAGTAGATAATTATAAAGGTTTAAAGTTTACACTTAGACCTAGTAGTCAATATACTGAAGATATTAATTTATTAAAGAAAGGTAAGCCTCATGGGTTGGAATTAGATAATCAAACACTAGCTCATGGTAATAATAGTGGATATGCTGCAATTAATCTAGCTTTTCATCTAGGAGCAAGACGTATAATTTTATTAGGATTTGATATGGGTAATCATATGGAGAATAATAAATTAATTACTCACTTTCATGATGGCTATCCTTCAAAGGCTGCACCTGATCACGTTTACCAAGATAAGTTTTTACCAGGTTTCCAAGAATTAAAATCAGAACTTAATGATTTTAGTAATTCAAAAGGTTTAGGAATAACTGTATTAAATGCATCTCCTTATAGTAAATTAAATGTATTTCCTAAGATTACAATAGAGCAAGCGTTAAGCTTTAGATGATTTCTTTGCATAAGTCATAAACTCTCTCTGTTCTTTCTTAAGGAGGTGTTTACAGTGTTTAGTAAATTTGATAGATGTATCTATAATTCTACCGTCAACGCTTCTGTTCCGTGAGTTATGGGCCTTAGTACATTTGCTACAAACAAAATTTTCTACTTTCTTAGAATCCATTCTAGATTTAATAGGAACTTTACATATTCCACAATTCCATGCAATAAGATCTGCTGACTTTTCTAATTCTTTAAGAGTAGTAAAAGTTTCTCTAAAAGGATTCCATATAGCTTTATTAACATTCTTTTCATGACCATTCATATCCTCTACTTTAAATATAACTTCAAAAGCTTGAGTATCAGAATCTAACCATTTCATATGACGGTTATTTAAAAGCAATTTTTGCTTCAAAGGCGGAAGGTTTTCTAGAAGAATACCATACCGCCTTTTATACCATCCAAAGTTTATTTTACGAACTTTATACATAGAGTTTTAATTTACAGGTTTGGTCTTAATCTTGCAAACTTTTCAGATACAGATTCTACTAACGGTGTAACAGATTCACCTATTGCTGATAGTTTCTTTTTAGCATCAGTCTCTTTTTTCTTTAGTTCAGCAATATCTTCTTTACTATCTTCTAACTTTTTCATTATTACCTGAACCTGCTCATCAGATACTCTACCTAATTTCTGATCTCTTTTAGCCTGATCTAAATCTTTCATTGATTTAGTCATTGAAGCTCTTTCATCTTCGATAGATTTATTATAAGCTTTAATATCAGCTTCTATTTTTGCACTACCGTCATCCTTTCTTTCTTCTTTGGATTTCTCACCAGCAGCTTTAGCATCTGCCATTTCTTTATCCGCTGCTTTGCTAGCCTTATCTTCTATATCTTTATTAGTATTATCTGCTTTAGCAACAGGAGTTTCTTTAGCAACAGGAGTTTCTTTAGTTGCAGGAGTTTCTTTAGTTTCTTTATCTTTTACTGGCTCTTCTTTTTTAGCAGCAGTAGATTCAAAATCCTTTATACCACCAGCTAAGTTAGTTGCTTTTTTATTTAATTCTGTTTGTTTTACTTTTAATTGTTTAGCCTCTTCACCAGTAGCAGACTTAAGTATAGTTTTATTAGCAGCAACAGAAGCCTTTACTTTTGCGAGAGACGAAACCTTTTTTAATATAGGTGATGTAGCTAAACTATCCATTCTATCAATCACGCCTTTGGCAGTATCCTTGAGTGCATCATTCTTTGCAGCATTAGCCTTTGTTAACACAGCATTCTTCTCAGGATCTTTTACTGTAGATTTTTGTTTCTTTTTCTCAAAATTAACATCATTAAGAGCAACTGCCACTTTAGCCTTAACTAGCTTTTTAGCATTATTCTTAATCTTTACGTATTTAATAGGAGTTTTAATTACATCCATTATTCCTTCATTTATAAACTCAGAATATGTTTTTAATTTTGCCATGATCTATTATTGTTTTTAGTTGTTTTATATATTCAAGCTATAAGAACAAAAAAGCCACTCCGAAGAGTGGCTTTTTATATAAAATATTACTATTGGTTCAAATTATACAATCTGAGCACCACCAGCGAACGTAAAGTTCATTGTGTAATACATTAATTCAGGATTAAATCCAGCATCTACTAAAGCGAATCTTGATTTAACTGCAATTTTAGGAGCCATAGTTCCTTCAGCAATTGTTTCAACTGATTCAGCCATTAAGTAAGGCATAAATACAATACCAGGAGAATTACCATCACCTTTACGTCCTACACAAATTGTATAGTCATTAAAAGCTCTGTTAGGATCTACATAAATTGTTACCCCAGCAATCGCACCGATTGGATATAAAGATCCACCAGCTTGGTTAACTGTATTAGATAACGGATATGCAATAAATCCAGCTACAGATTGAAGAGCAGTTGCCATTTCTCCACCTGTTACTGCAAACGTTGCAGGTCCTCTTCTTCCTCTAGTAGCAATTAAGTTACTTGCAGCAAGAATTTTAGTATAGATTCTACGTTGTAGAGTTCCTTG